TCAAAGGGTGGGCTGGTGTTTTTGCTCGATGGATATGATGAAATTCCATTCAAAGATCGTGAAGCGGTCACAAAGGGCGTAAAAGAGTTTATTGATCTTTACCCCGAAAATAAATATGCGATTACGTCACGACCGGAGAGTGCGCTACACGCATTTAGCAGCTTCCATAAGTTCACCATTAGACCGCTTAAGTTGACGGAATCTTTCTCTCTCATCAGAAAATATGACGAAAATGGCGAAAGAGGCGAGCAGCTAATTGAGAGGTTGCAGCATAGAGATTTGGCACCAGTAAAAGAATTTCTTAAAAACCCTTTGCTGGTGACGCTGCTCTATAGATCATACGAATACAAAAGCAATTTACCAGTCAAGACTCATGTATTTTATAGGCAAGTTTTTGATGCTCTTTATGATTGGCATGATTCAACCAAGGATGGATATAATACTCGCGAGAAAAAATCAAAACTTGATATAGATTCTTTTCATCGTGTCCTGCGCGTCGTTGGTTTTGTTTCGGTTATGCGCAATGTCGTGGAGGGCGATAAAGATACGGTATTGTCGTGGATTCGCGACGCCAAGTCTGTTTGCTCTGGTATTCAGTTTTCCGAAAGCGATTTTTTAGAAGACGTTGTCCGTGCTGTGCCCATTTTTGTGAAAGACGGAAGCTATTATCGATGGGCGCACAAGTCCTTGGCCGAGTATTTTGCGGTACAATATATTTGCACAGAGGGAAAGCTGCAGCAAGGAGAAATCCTCGATGGCATGCGAAATAGTGGTCATGCGGATCGCTTCTATAATGTTCTTGCGCAATTATACGATGTTGATAATAGCGCATTTCGGAAACACTTTTTGATTCCGCTGGCAGAAGCATTTAAGGAGTATTCCGCGTCAAGCTATAGAGGCATGGATCCCAGCATTCATGTTGATGCGTTAAATTTGAGAAAGAGCGTTGCTTTTCTCGGTGCCTGCTTTATCGCATCATCAAAGAAACTGGATCTTAAAAAGATGCTAGACGCCAATGATTTTGACAAGCGGATGCAACTGAGTGCAATTTATACCTTTGGTGTTAACTATATCATTGGCGTATACGAGGTTGATCCGTTCAGGACAATAGTTAATGTTTTGGGTGAAAAGCGTGATTCGTGTATCGTGCCGCCCTCAAAGCTGACTGGCGGCGGAAAATTGAAAACCAAGATTGTTGGATTTCCTAGGAGTGGGTTTGTTAAAATAGAAGAAAGTCCGACAAACATTCTCAATTCTCCTAGGAACTTCGAGAGCGCAACTAACATTATCGCCCAGGGCATGTATATCATTGACGGAAAACAGTTGCTATTGCAGCTTGAGACGACTCCCAGTGAGGTCAAACTGCTGTCGTTGACTGAGAAATTATTGAGTGACCTTGGGGAAAATTGACGACTCGCCTGGAGCGAACGTCCGATTTCGGCGCGCACGAACGGCTGAAACGGGTCGATCAGCGACCGTCGAGGGGAATACATCGGGCGCGCTTGACGCGCTCGATCGCCAGAGCTACCCGCTTACTGGGCCACGTGCCCGGATGACTCCGGTCGCTTGATCGCATACGCGTTGAAGCGGACCACCTCGTCGCCGATCCATTCGTTGATCTGTGCGAAGCGACGTTGCAGGGGCGCAATCTCGTTCGCGCCAAATACCTCGGCGGCCGTGTCGGCCGCGCCGAACCCGCCGGTATTGCTCGGCACGATCCCCATGAGCTGCGGCGGGATGCGATGCGCCGCGAGCAAGTCGTCGCGCGTCACATTCTTGATGTTGAAAAACTCGTCTTTCGCCGTGACCTCTGAAACGGGAATGAGCTGGATACCGTCTTTCCTGCCGTTTGGCGCGTACATGAAAAGGTTTCGGAAATTCCCCGGCCCCTTGCTGTTCTTCAAAGCCTCGCGCATCTTGTCCACATCGCTCTGACTCTGCGCCGCATCCGTCATGTACAGGATGAACCCGGCGTGCGAACCATTCTCGTAATACTTGCGACGAAAGAGCGTCGCCGACTCGTTCAACCATGCCGAGTGCAGCGCGCCGAGATATTCGGGCAAGCCGTACACCTCTTGATTAATGTCGGGTTCCATCAAGTGATGCACGGCACCCGGCTCGAACTCGTGTTCGATCTGTTGATATCCGTTGAGCTGCACGAAGCGTTGCAAGTCGATCCGCCGGCGCATGTATTTCGACGGCGCACGTTTGAGCGCGAGTGTTCCGCCGAGCCGGTTCGTGCGGCGATCGATGTACCCGTTGCCGAACGTAAGGAAATCGAGCGCCCACTTGTCGAATTCCTCGCGCGTGAGCAACTTGTGCGGGATGAACGTCGACGAAAGCACATTGCGTTTGAAGTAAATCGCCGAGCCGTGATGCACGCCGGCGCGAAACGTCTTTGCCAGTCCCGACCATGACACCGGCGGCTCATACCAATCGCCGGCCGACCACGCTTGCACGTAGTCAAGAATTTCGGCCCGATCCATCACCGGCACGGGATCGTCGAAGGTAAAGGCCTCGGCCCTTGCCGGCGTCGACGTGGCCGCCGGCGTCGTGCCCGATGCGTTAAAACTGCGCTTGCGCTTGCTCATTAAGAGAACTCCATAAAGCCGGTATTGTTTGCGGTCACACCTTCTAGCGGCTCGTTATCGAGCGCGTGCAGACACGCCCAAGCTAGATCGGCGTGACCTGTTTCTTCGCTGCGGCTCGCCTCGTATGTCACCTTTCGACCGCTCGCCGTCATGGTTTTACGAATTGCCATGAAGGATTGCGCTAGGTCTGTCCAACCTGCATCGAATTCGAGCCGGCCCTTGCTGATGACCGACAAGCCTTTCAGCACGAGCCGGCCTTTGATTTCGGGCGAGTAGTTAAGCGCGACCGCGCTCGGATAGAACTGCTTGACGAGCTGATAAACGCCCTGGCCGATGCCGGTCGTATCGATCGACATATATTCGACGTTGTATTGCTGCGTGATCTGTCGAATCGCCTCGGCTTGCGCCTCGAAATCCATGCCGCGAAACTGCTGCTTGTGCAGCACGCGGAACTTACCCCCCGGCACCGCCGGCGGCGCAACGACGACAAGGCCGGCTGAGTCGCCGGATAGTGCAGGGTCATAGCCAACCCACACCGAACGGAAGCCGAAAGGGCGGGGCGCGAGCGGCTTGAAATCGTCGGCCCATTCTTCCCACGAGTCGACCATGCACCGTTGCAGCTCGGCAAGCGGAAAGAGCGACGCTGTGTCGTCGATAAACTGACACATCAAGAGATTCGCGTATTCCTGAGCGCTGTATTCAAGCCGCAGCTCGTCGATATCGAACAGGTCACACCCGCCGGCGACGGCATCCTCGACGGTGACGATCTGGCGAAACTGCCGATCCTCACAAAGCCGGCCGCGAGCGAGTGCCGAGTGCGTCACGTCAAGGTGAATGTGATCGGCCTTTGCGCGCCCCCTGTTGTAGTGCTCGCCAGTCCAGAAGGTGTAAGCCTCGTGCGTGATGCTCGACGGCGTTGAGAAATACGTCTTTCTCCATTTCTTGTGCATCGCCATGCCCGAGGCGACTTTGTTGAGCTGGCGAAACTGGCTCACCCAAAAATATTCGTCGAAATAGAAATTGCCGTGATAACTCTGCGCCGTGCGCGAATTCGTGCCGAGGAAAATCAGCTCGGCCATGTTCGGCAAAATGATCGGGTCGCCGGTCAATTCAACCTCGGCGGCCTCGGCGGCAAACTGCCGAATGTAGGACTTGAAAACGTGCGCCTGCGCCTTGCTGGCCGAAAGGAAAATCTGATTCCGCGCAGTCTGCAAGGCATCGTCTAGCGCCTCGCGCGCGAAATAGAACGTCGCGCCGATCTGCCGCGATTTGAGAATGTTGCGCGTGCGCCTGTCTCCGTTGCGATACCACACCTTTTGATAGCCGAACTGGCAATCGAGAAACGCCTCGTGAAGCCGCGCGATCTGCTCGTCGCTGAAATCGTTGCGCACCTTCTCTTTACGCGGCGCTTTGTTACGCGCCTCGATGTTCGGGTTTAAGTCGCTCTCTTTCCCCGTTTCGCCGTACTTGCGCACTCGCGCGACCCGTTCCACCTGCCGGCCGAGCAAGTCGATTTCTTTGAAGTCGTTACCCGTCTTTACCGGCTTGGCAATGAGCACCGCGAGGCGCGTTTCAAGCGACGACTCAATGCGCTCGATCGGCGCGGCCTTGTCCCACTCGTCGCGCTGTTTCCATGCCTCAACCGTCGCGCGCTTGAGCTGCAAGTGTTCCGCGACGGACGTGATGCGCCAACCCTGCCAGTAAAGCGCGCGCGCTGTCCGGCGAGGGTCGGCATTCGATTCGAGTGCAGGCTTGATATCGGCTGTTTCGATCATGTCGGCAAGTTTCCCGCGTCGCGCGCGCACAAGCACGCCTGCCTATGTGTACCGAACGCACGAACAAACGCGAAACGTTGAGCGCTTGCGGCCGTGATCTCAAGATATCAACTCACGCCGAACCCTTCCCGAACCTGTCGGAGACCTAACAATGCAATTTCGCAAGCTGTCGCTCATGTCGCTCGCCGTCGCGGCGATCGCGCTCGCTGTCACGATGGACGCACACGCGGCAACACTCGCCGCACATGCCGTTCTCAACTCTGCCGATGTGCTCGCGTTCATGGGCGATCACGGCATGAGCATCACCGGCGCTGCCGGCCTCGGCGCAATGGCGATCGGCTCAACCGCGTCGACCGACGCGACGAAGCTCGCCAAGTCGAAAATGTTTCGCATCGCGGTCGAAGGTGCGACGACTGACGGCCGCACGATCGAACGCGCATGGCTCGAACAGATTGCCGCGAACTATTCGCCGACGAAATACGGTGCACGCGTGAACCTCGAACACTATCGCGGCATCGTGCCCGATGGCCCGTTCAAGGCATACGGCGACGTGCTCGCGGTCGAAACGCGCGAACTCGACGGCGAATTCGCCGGCAAGCTCGGCTTGTATGCACAAATCCGACCGACGCCCGAGCTGGTTGCGATGACGGGGGCGATGCAAAAGATTTACACCTCGTGCGAAATCGACCCGTCTTTCGCCGACACGAAACAGGCCTATCTAGTCGGCCTCGCCGTGACCGACAACCCTGCGAGCCTCGGCACTGAAATCCTTTCTTTCGCAGCTCAGAACCCGGCGGCCTCGCCGTTCGCCGGCCGCAAGGTTTCGCCGACGAACCTTTTCACGGCCGGCGCTGAAACCCTGATCGAGTTTGAAGAAGCAACGCAACCGGCCGCGCTGCCGGCGCTGCTGTCCCGCGTGAAAGAGCTGCTGACCGGCGCGAAGAAGAAGCAAGCGGCCGACGACACGCGTTTCGCTGACGTGGCGCAAGCGTGCGAAGCACTCGCCACACACGGCAACGAGCAAGCCGGCCAAATCGAAGCACTCACGAAGCAACTCGCCGAGCTGGCCGACGCACGCAAGGCCGATCGCGAGGCATTCGACGCGCTGCACGTGCAGCTCTCGACGACCGAAAGCGGGCAACCTCGCCCCGCGTCGACCGGCTCGGCCGGCGGCAATGTCATGACCGATTGCTAACCCGCGATCACTTCCTTTTACTGCCCGGAGAACACAACCCCATGCGTAACGAAACCCGTGCCGCGTTCGAAGCATATTGCGCCGCAATCGCGAAATTGAACGGCGTGCCCGACTCGACGAAGAAGTTCGCCGTCGCGCCGAGCGTTCAACAAACGCTTGAAAACCGCATTCAGGAATCGAGCGGCTTTCTCAAGCTCATCAACATCATCGGCGTGGCCGAAAAGGAAGGCGCAAAGCTCGGCCTCGGCGTCGGCTCGCCGATCGCAAGCACGACCGACACGGCGACGAAGGATCGCGAGCCGGCGGACGTGACCGACCTCGACGAGAACGGTTACAACTGCACGCAAACGAACTCGGACACGTATCTGAGCTATTCGAAGCTCGATGCGTGGGCGAAATTCAAGGACTTTCAAACCCGCGTGCGCAACGCAATCATTCAACGGCAAGCACTCGACCGCATCGCGATCGGCTTCAATGGCACGTCGCGCGCTGCAACGTCCGATCGCACGGCAAACCCGCTGCTGCAAGACGTCAATAAGGGCTGGCTGCAACGCATGCGCGAGCAAGCGCCGCAACGCGTTCTGCACGAAGGCGCAACGGCCGGCAAGCTGAAAATCGGCACGGGCGGCGACTATGCGAACCTCGATGCGCTCGTCGCCGATCTGCTGGCCTCGGCCGTCGATCCGTGGCATCAAGACGATACGGCGCTTGTCGTGCTGTGCGGTCGCGGCCTGATGCAAGACAAGTATTTTCCGCTCATCAACAAGAGCCAAGCGCCGAGCGAAATGCTCGCCGCTGACGTGATCGCAAGCCAAAAGCGCATGGGCGGATTGCCGGCTGTTTCGGTTCCTTTCTTCCCGGCTAACGCCGTGATGATTACGAGCTACGACAACCTGTCGATCTATTTCCAAGACGGCGCGCGCCGTCGCACGATCGTCGACAACGCAAAGCGCGATCGCATCGAAAACTACGAATCGTCCAACGATGCGTATGTGGTCGAAGACCTCGGCCGCGCTGCTGTCGCCGAAAACATCGAAATCGCGCCGGCGGCGTAAAGGAGCAACAAGCGATGACTAGCCCCGCACAACGCCACTTTCAGCGCGTATCGGCAAAGCTCGCGTCGGCCTCGGCCGGCGCGGGCGAAACGATGGTCGGAAGCGCTTACGAGCTGATGCTTGCAAAGCTCGCGATCGACAAACGCCGACTCAAGGAAATCAAGTCGATCGCGCGCAAGATCGAAGTGAAGCGCGCAGAGCTGCT